TTAATCCATACGTCTATATTTATATAGTTCCAAAGAGTCAAATTCATCCTTTAGCAAGTGCTTCCTGACGCCTAAAAGCCCTAACAAACGATTGACTGTTCCGTCTCCATCCATAGGTTCGCTTTTCATTTCACCGTTTTCAAAAATCACACCTGCTTGCGTTCCGTATCCGCCAAAGAAATCTGTTTCCATATAAAGAAGCTGACCTTCGAGCGAACATTCTTTTAAGAAGCAGATAACGGAATCCGTAAGGTAATTCAAATGCGGATAGTTACTGGTATTCTCTATATCCACAAGTTCTTCTATATCGTCAAACAAATTGTCATTCAGAAATATGAGAGCATAGTCTTGTGGAAGGCATATCATCCCAGCATACGTCCATCTCTCAGCAATCAGTTGAATGATTTGTGTTTTCCCAATGATTGCTCTGATCATATGCCCCATAGATAAACACCTGCCTTCTTTTTCGTACCATACCATTATACCATAATCCTTCCAATTCATCAAGTCAAAACGGGCAAAAAAAATAAGCGGCTCACCGAAGTGAGCCGCAGCCGGAAGCATATCATACTGCTTCATCCTTTGTTCTGTTCATCTCCTGACGGGCGTTCTGGAGTTCCTCCATGCGGTGAAGCTCCGCAGCAGCGTCCTCCAGCCCCAGATGCGTATAAACGTCAAGCGTGACGCCGATTTCGCTGTGCCCCATCAGATATTGCAGTGTTTTCGGGTTCATACCCGCTTTCGCCTGATTGCTGCAGTAGGTATGGCGGCAAACGTGAGGAGTAATATTCGGCATCTGCACCCGATAAATCTCGTTGTACTTGCTGACCATGCGGTTGAAGCGATGTTCCCAGTGCAGCGCTACAAGCGGCATACCTTCATCATCGAAGTACAGGAAACCGCAATAGCCGTCCACGAACTTCTCCTTTTTCGGTTTGCCCCTGTCCTCGATAATCGCCTGAAAGCACCGGGCGACCTCCTCAGTGATCGGAATCTGCCGCTTACCGGCATTCGTCTTGGTAGTCTGTATCACATACTCCATGTCAGAAGTGCGCTGAAGCTGATGGTCGATATTGACGATACGGTTCTTCAGGTCAATGTCTTTCAGCGTCAGTCCGCAGAATTCTGAGATACGCATTCCGGTATGAAACAGGATGAACACTGCTTCGTAGTATTTGCAGTAGGTGTTATCGTCGTGTACAAATCGCAGGAATTTGCGCATCTGGTCTTTCGTAATAGCTTCTCTGGTCTTGCTGTCGTTGACGACGACACCGGCAAGCTGAAATCCGAAGGGGTTCTTAACGATAATGTCATCATCGACTGCCATCTGAAATGCCGGTCGCAGAACACCGCGCACAGTCTTGACGGAACTGTAGCCCCTGCCATCAGCCTGAAGCTTGATCAGGAACAGCTTTGCATCCGAGGTCTTTACGGTTCCGATCTTTCTGCCGCTGAAATCTTCCTTAAGCAGAATATTCCGCACGAAGTTGTAGTTTGATTTCGTCTGTGGCTTGATGCCTGTTTTGGTTTTCAGGTAGCGTTCCACAAGCTCCATCACCGTGATGTTCTTTTGCTGCGGATCAATCTGCGTGTCGAGATCGTATCCGATCTGCTTTTCCATCTCACGCAGTGAAAGACACGGCTTCTTTCCGAGTGGAAGCTTATCTGTCGGTTCCAGCCTCCAGCTATACACGAACTTTGCCTTGCCGTTCACATAGTATTTGAACTGATATTTGCCGTCCGCCCTGATGGATTCACCGGCACGTAGTATACGGTGCTTGGAATCACGGCGGATATTTCCTCTCATTCCCATTATTCACGCCTCCTTAATTCAGGGTGTTTGTCCAGATATTCCTCAAAAGCTTCGCGATTGATCAGTTTCCGCTTCCCGTACCGGGCGATCAGCACCGGAGAGTTTTCTTTCTGAATCCATTCTGAAAACTTCCGTCTGCTCAGCCAGAAATAATCGACCGCTTCGGCAGGTGTCAGGAATTCCTTATCATCCGGTAGTGCTTTCTGCATCCTGTGAATCTCCTTTCTCAGCAAGTTCCTTGAAATACTGTTCCATCAGCGGGCGGATGATAAGATAACGGTTCCCGCAGAAAATACCGTACCCGCCTTCATTGTTCTCTGCCATTCTGCGCATCTTCTTCTCGCCGATGCTGAAATAAGCGCTCGCTTCTCTGATCGTAAGCATATACTTTTCCGATGCTTTCAGACCTTCCATGCTGATCGCCTCCTGATATATTTTTTCAGCCGCTCCGGGCTTAGTATCATATATTACTCTATTTCACGGAAAAAGCAACTACTTACGGCACTTTAACGTCAAATTATAGCGTAGAAGATTGGCAGATATATTCCTCGAACTTTGGTCTAATTACCAAATAGCGATTCCCGCTGAAAACCGCATACGTTCCGAGGTTATCTTCCGCTAGACGACGCATCTTTTTCTCGCCGATACTGAAGTAGGCAGCAGCCTCCTTAATCGTCAGCAGAAATTTGTCTGGTACCGGGACGGCAGGCTCTTCGGTCTCTTCCACAGTGTTCCCTCCATTCACCATTTCCTTTTCTTTTTCAGTAATCTTGCGCTTTATCATGAATCTCACCTCCTATTGATAGCCGGGAAAGTCAACCCCTTCATCTATCCACTGGAGAAATACATCCTGAATGGACGAAGCGATTTGCTTTCTCAATATCAATAGGACAGTTTTTCGGATTTTAGCAATAGAAAATGCGCCCACCGAGAAAAAAATCCCGGTGGGCGCAAATGTTATACCTTATTAAGTTTTCCTGTGTATTTGTTTCCGCTGACAATGATCTCGACCGTGATGCTGTCATTAGGTGCAGGCTCAGGCTTGACGTCCGGTTTGCTGAAACCGTTGAGCCCCTTCGCCTTGATCATGGACGGATAATCCTTGTAGCCGATATCGAGATCGACATTGCCGTTGATACCGCAGACACTGCCTTTCTCAGAGCGCTGCCAGATACCGACATCGCCACTGTAATTGAGCTTGCTGTTCCATTCAGCTACCCAGAGCGCATAGCGTGTCTTGATATCGTCCTCAATATGAGATGCGAGGAACGAACGTGAAGTATAGAGCCCTACCCAGTATCCTGCTTTTTCAAGCACTTCGCAGAAAGCTCTGACGATTGCCGAGCAGTTTGCCTTACCGGTGTTGAAGGTTTTCTGCTCCTCCTGATCAAACCAGATCGGAAACTCAAACTGCTTTCCTTTAATAATAGAGAGACACACCTCTGCTTCAAGACGCGCCTCCTCAACTGTAACAGCATAGCTGTACCAGTAAGCACCGACCGGAATGCCTGCAGCCTTTGCACCTGCATAGTTCTCCTCGAAACGAGCATCCTTCTGCGATGCCACTCTGCCGTAACCGGCGCGGAGAATAGCAAACTCTACTCCGTCAGCCTTGACCTTCTTCCAGTCAATTGCTCCATTATGAACACTTACATCAATACCTTTCATTTTAATATCCTCCTCAGTTTTTGTTATCGTCGTTGTTTCTGCCTGCCTGTTTCTGCAAGACTTCAATTGCATTTTTCAATGCAGGTGGATACGGAATTCCCATGAGACTTGTGTTCTCTACAATAGAGAGCAGCTCATTGACGCAGAATCCGATACACACTGCATCACGAACATAGGTTGTATTCAGCATAATGTCGAGTCTGACCGCTACAACGATCAGCATCAGAACACTGCCCTTCTTTGCAAGTCCGTACCAGCCTGCCTTGCTGCTCAGCTTGCCGGACTTGCTGTGTTTGGACTTGCCCATTGCACCGTTGATCATTCCGGTAGCAAAGTCAATGCCCATAAAGATGATCAGCGTCACCAGCGCAGAATCCCAGCCGCCGAAAAGCGCTGCAATTCCGCCACCAATAGCACCGATCACCGTACAGATACTTCCTTTCATGTCATCACCTCCAGTACCTTGATCGTCCTGATCATAGGGCTTGTATTGTCTGTCACTGCTTTCCAAGCAAGATAATAGTCGTCAGCAGATACACTGCTGCAGTCGTGCAGGACAGAGATATAGTTGCCGACAGAACCGAGCCATCCGAACGGAACAGATATTGCGTTATTGTTCTGAATCTGCTCATGAATAAATCTCGCTGTTTCCGCCGGAGACATCTGCTGACTGCTTTTGCGCACCAGCCACATTTCACCTGCATCGGTCGCCCCGGACTTATAGGTGAGCAGAATTCTGCTTGCGGGTGTGATGCGTACCGGAGTGATACACATCGTGTAAATGACAGCGCCCCAGTTGAAATCCGGTTGATTGTAGTAAAGCGCGTAGTCATTCTCCGCGCAGCAGAAATGTGGATATACATCAGCAAATCCTGCGATACTGCGGTATCCGTCAATATAGAAAGTGTAGATGCTCTCACCGTATGTGGTAAGAGCATCATTTCCGTTACGGAACAGTGTCGCCTCCGGTCTGCCGGACGGGATCTGCAGCACCTTCGGTACAAGGGTATTCAGCTTTTCGGACTCCGCAGCCTGCACACCCATTGTTACGAGATTCCGGGCAAGCTGATCTCGCTGCGCATCCAGAGCTGTCAGATAATTTGCAATGCTCATGTCGTCACCTCCACAATATCAGCTAGCGCGGTCTCTACGCCGGACAGAGCAGTCTCCACAGCAGAAAGTCGGGTAAGAATATCCGAAATAGATGTATGACATCCCTGCATATCATAGAGAATCTCGGTCTTGAAACGCTCGAATACACCCTCGTTTACACCGACACGCTCATTCAGATTCATTGCTGCAGTGTACGCATCTTCCCAACGGGAAACATGAGAATCCGTGATTCCGTTCAGCGTTGCGAGGTTGTGATGTGTATGCGCCTGTCTCTCTGCACTTGCAATACCGTCAAGTATTTCCTGCGTGATGCTGTCCAGAACATCCTTGTTATCGTGCGTATGCCTCTGCGCATTCAGCGTCATAAGCTCCTCATTGATGGTCTGAATCTCATACTGCGTCCTGTCCTCAAACTGCTGCAAGCCGGAAAGCTCCTGTAGAAGTTCAGGTGTAAAAGCATCCAGCGTAGCCTTATTCGCATGAGAATGAAAATCTCCGGTCGCTGCTTCAATCTCACGCTCGACAATAGACGTGACCTCAGAAGTTTTCGGGTATTCAGACATATCCGGTGTTTCACCCGGCTCTCCCTTAAGCGATGCCAGCCACTCGGTTTCCGTGCCAACATAACCATGCTCCACAGCAATCTCATAGGCGGACTTACCGTCAGCACCGTGTCCCGCTTCCTCGATCTTCTTCAGAAGCTGCGCATACAGATCAGGCGTCGGCGGAATGGGCGGTTCATCATCGCCCACAAAACCAGAAGGACGGATATTCAGCGTTACAGGAACGGTTGTAGCTCTCACAGTCGTATCGCTCTCAGTATCATAGCCGAACACAGACATTTTTGCTGCGCCGACATGAAGCTCCGCAGGGAGATACAGCGACGTGCCTTCAGTACCGAGGACGATATTATAAGTCTCATCGCACTGCGTGAACTGCACGACCTTATGGAAGCGCCGCCAGTCACCATCAAAGGTGAAGCGGAACTGCACATACTGAATCTGATGATCCGCCAGCACCTCACGCTCCAGAACCTCAATACTCTGGTTCTTTACAAGGAATTTCCACATTATTCTTCACCAACCTTCCATTCATGGTTCTCATCATCCCACTCCATAAAACCGTCAAGGCACTGAATGCATGTAAGTCCGGAGTGCCCGGTTTCCATGCCGTTCTTGCCGTCCCAGTTATTTCTCTTGGTAATCGCAGCCCACTGTTCCAGACTGCCTTCGTAAATGATTTTTCTGAGATTGAGACAATAGTTGAAGCAATGCTCGCCGATAACCGTTACGGTATTCGCCATTGTAAAGCGTGTAAGTGCCATACAGCCGACAAACATAAAGCCACCTATCACAGAGCCTTCATAGCGAACCTCGCCAAGCCTTGAACAGTCTCTGAACACATAATTGCCGACAGTAGAAACATTGCGGGGAATAGTGATCTCATCAAGAGCAGAACCCCAGAATGCTCCTCCACCAATCGTTGTGACATTATCCGGAATAGTAAGGTGATGCAGCATTCCAGCGTAACCGACCTGTTCATCACCGGGTAAAAAAGCTCCACTTCCGATAGATGTTAGTGTTGTAGGGAGCGTCACGAATTCAAGGTTCACACATCTGTTGAAGGCGTCCTCACCAATTGTGGTGATACCTTCTGTGATTACTGCTTTCACGATATCGTGATTACCTCTGAACGGAGATTGATTATCATCATAGTTGTAATCATACATCGCGCCTGTTCCCTTGAGAACCAGCTTGCCGTTCGAGTAGATAGCATAGAAGATATTATCGCCGCACTGACCGACAGAGATAATATCGCCGATATCTTCAACCTCTGCTTCGAGTTGCTCAACCTTATTTGTCAGCGCTGCAATAGTCTCGTTGTTCTCCTGTACCTCAACAAGTAGCTGCGCCATCTGTGCCATCATGTCCGTGACCTTACATTTACCGAGGATGCATTTGCAATAACCGCATACACTGCTGTCCTCACGATAATCGTACCAATCACGTTCTGTCAGCTCTGTTGCACCCGGATTCAGGCGTACTGCATACATGAGCAGACGGGTTTTATTCTCATCCGATGGCAGCGAAGGCAGAGATGGATTCTCCGCAGGCGTACCCGGTGTGATTTCAAGAGATACACTGCGAACGGATTCTCCCACATCAAGGAGAATGGCAATCGCCACATATCTCGGCAGCGATTCATCCTGATAGCTTGTCAGGTCAATACTGTATCTCGCATCATTGATGAAATAGTGTCCGTCAATCCATGCCTTGCCTGTGCCAAGCGTAACCTTGAGACCGCTGCTTGCTGCCATCAGTTTGAAGTTCTGACCGTAGGTATCGAGGATACCGTTGCAGATGATGCTGGAGAGGTAGCTCGTGAAGTCCTCCGCCGTATAGGTGCGGTCAAGCCCCTTTGAATTGAAAAATCCGCTGTAAAAAGCCATATATCATGCCTCCTTGAATGTTGGTGTCAGGCTGCGCCCGTTCTGGTCGAAGCCCTCAATCATGCCAATAAGCTGTATCTGCGGCTGCATCATGCCGAAGCGCCGATGCTGCACTGTCACATAGTCGCCTACGAAATAATCACGGTTGTATACATACTGCGTGTTGTGCGCTGCGATCTCTGACTCCGATGCTGTTTTAGGCAGTACAAGCCGTTCTGAGCCGCGAGAGCGCAGCAATTCCAGATACTGCTCCTCCGGAATCGGTATCGTTTCTCCCTCGACCTGCTCTGCCTCGGAAATATCATCCGCATCCACATACACCTCATAGCGGTCAAGATAGGTCGGCTCAACGCCGTCACAATATGTGGTGCGCTTGCGTTCATCGCCCTTGCCCTGACCGAAGATATAGGCAAAATTCTTCTGGATGCTGCTGTCCTCGGCATAGCTGAACGAAAGCAGATTGCTGTATGCGTCGGAAAAGATTATATGCGGGTTATCCTCCTGCATAATGCTCCGGTCAGCGCCTTCGGAGAGGTCGAATACCATGCGGTACTGCTCCTCGGAGGATTTCACCAGCCGGATATTCGCCGTGCTGCCCAGCTTCTCGCAGATCGTATACACCCACTGCATGAGGTTCGTATAGGAAATTTGCAGCGTTGTAGTCTGCTCCCAGCAGGTGCCAGTGACCGTTCCGAGCGACAACCCCGGAATCCTGCGATTGTCCGTGAGCAGCGCGTTCTGCGTCAAGACCTCTCGCACAATCTCGCTGTATGCCTTTGCCGCTGTTACGTTGTAGGTCGGGTGGATGATGCGCCTTTCCAACAGGCACATCAAAAAGCGACCACGCACTGTCAGGTAGTCGCCGTTCTCGATATCTGTGTTTATAAGCACCGATTCAATGATGCCGAAGTGCTGGTTATCATCATCACGACCGACGATTCTGCCGGTCTGGAAAATTTCAATATTCTGCGGATTGGCGGCGATATACAACTCAAAGCTGCCACATTTGTAGTATTCAATATCCCAGAGCAGCGAGGAAAAGGTGTCGCAGACTGCCTCAAGGGTAATCGTCAGCGCATCTTCCTCCGCTGTCATTCGGTAAACTTCAATCTGCATACTACACCCCCAGATACGCATTTGTGTGGACGATGGTGACTTTCAGGTTTTGCAGCCCGGTGCCGCGCAGATAGAAACGGTTTCTGCCTTCACGCAGTGTCAGCCAAGTCGAACCGGAAACAAGCCGGTTGATGATATTTGTCTTGACGCCGCCACGGTCAAGCGTGACAGTTTTGTTGCCGGTCTTGGTCGTCACCGTAATAATATCGCCTGCGAGAATGTCGCCGGTGATTTGCAGATACTCGTCCGTGTCGGCATTATAAAGCGTGGGAGAACGTGCATCCTCCAGCGCCTCAATCACCAGCGTGAAGCCGATCTCGTCACCGTCATTGACAATGGTCATCATGTTCTGCGTGTTGTACTTGCCGAGGATAAACGGCTCCGGATTGCTCTCCGTCGGGAACGGAAATGTGAATGCTCCGGTGATCTGCGAATAGTACGCCATGACCGAGGTCGTGGAATACCAATAAATATCCGGACAGAGAATAGAAATCTGCCCGGTTGTAAGCTGTTCAAAGTTCTGCACCTCGCAGCTCTCCACATAGCCCTCCGCAAATACATCAATACCTGCGGTCGCGTAGTAAATCTTGATGTAGCGGGAGGGCTTCACCACCTTGTAGAGCTGATGCCTGCGTGCTTCCAGTCCCACGCCCCGCATCTCAAAGTGAATGACCACATTCCGCTTCTCAATGAAGGCATTGTTCAGGTAGCTACCGTCCATGCCCGCATAGCTGGAGGTGCTGATCGTGCCGGTGGGAGGATTCAGCCCTTCCACCTTTGAGGTCATATACTGATTTGCCGTGGCGGTCATGTCAACACGTTCACCATTGGCATTTTCGAGGATAAGTTTGTAATGCATGGTAACCCCCCCTTGATTTTTACAAGATGGATATGATATAATATACGTGGAATCAAATTATTACAGTAATGGAGAGTGAAAGATATGAGCAAAGCTTTTAATCTCAATGATTTGAAAAAAGCGGTGAACGCAAATGAACTTCATGAATATGGCGAGCTTGAAGAAGTTGTCAAGGCAATAAAAAAAGACCCTTGTATGTGTTCTCGTGAAATTACAAGTTGGGATGAAGCATTTAGTGCCTTAACTGAACTAAAAAAGTTTGATTGTATTTTTGTGTCAGATAACGCCAAATATGTCTTTGCTTTATCATGCTTAGAAGGCAAGACCAGAAATCATTTTATAGCACTTACGGACGATCTTTATGATGATAAAGAAAAAGCTGAAAAATGGTACAAGGCACTAAGTAAAAAAGTCCATCCTGATCAAAATCCAGATAATCAAGAATTAGCTCAGAAGGCATTTAGCAAATTGCAAGAATTATATTCCAGAATTAGTAAATGCTTTACAGAAGATAAAGAGGATTGAATATGGCAAATGATGACGAAAAGAAACTTCCTTCTGTTCGAAGCGCAAGGGATTTAGGCATATCTTTCCCTGATATACCTAAAACTTTAACAAAAAAAGAAGGAGAAAGAATACAAAAAGCCGTTGAAGATGGTGGAGTAGCTTTTGATCAAAAGACATTTCTTTCAGAAGATGCAGTTCAGCAACTATTATGTACTGACCGTAAAGGAACACAAATAGTATTTAATTCAGCACCGGAAGATGATGTCAGAAGATACGGAGATACAGATTATTTGTCATCCCCAGAACTTCAAAAAGAGATAGCAAAGCGTAGAGAACAGCCCCGAAAAACTTTAGAACGAGAGCGTTTAAGATACGGTAGTGAATGTGTCGAATCTTTATCAGGATGTTCAGAATTAGAGAAGGAAAGATCAATACAAAGTGATAGAATTGATATTGGGCGTAAAAGCATGACAAAAAAGGCGCTCAGTGAGAGACAACCAACTTGTAGCGAATTAACAGGAAAAGAGTTTGATGATACTCCAGAAGGTAAACCAGTTGGTCATCATCCGGATCGTGTTGCTGATCAACCAGAAAAGGCGTTGGACACAGCAAACATCGCGATTATCAGAACTGATGAACATGTAGATTTTCATAACAGTGATTATCTTCCAACATCTGAAGGCTTTGAACAAGCAAAAAAAGATCATAAAAGCAAAAAATAGCGATCAAATATTTAGCGCGTTCCTCGTCATACGATAAATCTCCAGCCGCGACATCGATTTCGGACTATTATTGGTCTGATTCACTGTGCGGCTGTTGTCATTGTTGTAGTAATTGTTGACCACACTGCCGCTGCCGCCGTTCATCATAGCGCCGGAAATGCCGTCCATATCGACGTTCAGCCCGGACTGCATCGTCAGCGTCATGGCATCAGCCACACCGGATACAGCCGCCTCGACATACTTCTTGCTCTTATTGATGCCCTTTGCCAGCCCCTTCATGAAGTCCGGCATCCACTCCTCCACATCGGTCAGCGCACCCTTTTCAGGTACGGAGAAATGCAGGTATTCCCAAATGGAACGAGCCACATCTGCAACTGTGTTGATCAGGCTGCCGAGCATATAGGTGATGCCGTTGATGAGATTCTGCATGAGGTCGCGTCCCCACGACCACGAGCTGTTGACCTTGTCCTTGACTGCTTTATAAACAGCGTTCATTGCGTTGACAACAGCATCGCGCACACCGCCGAGCCTGTCGCCGATGCCGCTTTTGATACCGTCCCAGATAGACAGCACGGCTTCCTTGACTCGATTCATAGCGCTGCGCACGGTATCCGGCATTGCATCCCAGACCGCCTGCACAACGGATTTAATTGCATTGACAGCCGTCCGAACTACGCCGGATACAGCTTCCCATGTTGTCGTCACAACAGATTTGATGTCAAGCTGTCCCGTTTTGATGAGGTTCTTCAGTGCCGTCCATACCACCGTGACGATTTTCTTGATACCGTCCAGCGCTGCGGAGATTACGGAAGATACAGCCTTCCATGTAGTCGTGATGACGTTGCGGATATTTTCAAGCGCGGTTTTAATGGTGCTGACGATCGTTTTCCAGCCGGAAGTGATGCCGCTGCTGATTTGCGACATTGTTGCATCAATCGCAGCATTGGCGTTTGTCCAGACTGTTTTGACAGTATCAAACACTTGTGTCATGAAGCCCTGCACCGATGTAACAACATTGGATAGAGCGTTCTGAATCACACTGCTGATTTTCTCAGCAAGACCGCCTGCAAAGCTGTTGACTGCATCGTTCACCACACTGGTATTTGCGTTGATACCGTCTGCAAGTCCCTGCATGAAGTCCGGCATCCAGCTCTCGAAATCCGCAAGAGGTCCCTCATCAGGTACAGAAAAGTGCAGGAAGGACTTGATCTTGTTTGCCACGCCCTTGACCGCATCAGCAACCTTGCCGATACAGTTTTTGATACCGCTGACAATGTTGTTGATGATATCCGCGCCCCACTGAAATGCCTGTGAGCCGAGATTTTTGATAAAATTCACCGCAGCGTTGAAGCCGTTGACGATAGTGTCTTTAATTGCCGTGATCTTCTGCGTCACGGCATTTTTTACGCTGTCCCAGATATTCGATACCGTAGTTTTGATCGCGTTCAGAATATTAGTGACAGTATTTTTTATGCCGTTCCAGATAGAAGAAACGACGGAAGAAATGGTATTCAGCACACCGGAAATGAAGCCGGAGATTGCATTCCATACTGCCGATACGACCGCATGAATTGCGTTCAGTGTATTTGTGATATGATCCTTGATGCTGTTCCAGATGCTTGAAATCACTGACCAGATCGCATTGACCACGCCAGAAATGAATCCGGAGATCGCGTTCCAGACAGTAGAAACGACATTATGGATTGCATCCATCACCGTGCTGATTGCTGTATGAATGGCGTTCCATACAGTTTCAATGACGCTCTTGATTGCCTCCAGAACGACCGTCACAATCGCCTTGATGGTTTCCCAGCGCTCCACGATCTTATCGTGAATCCAGTCCATGACGCGACTGATAATTACATGGATAGCCTCAAAAATCGTCTCGAACAGATATCTGAATGCTTCCAGCAGCGGAGAGATGAAGTCGTAGATGGTCTGCCATACAGTTGTAATAACAGACCAGATCGCATTCAGCACGGTGCTGATCGCTGTATGAATGGCGTTCCAAACGACAGTGATAACAGTTTTGATGAGATTGATTTTCTCAGATACGCTGCTATAGATTGCCGTCCAGATACCGACAAAAAAGTTCTTGATACCCGTCCAGATAGTTGTAAAGAAGTTTTTGATTCCGCCCAGAACAGAGCTGATAAAATTCTTGATTCCGTTCCAGATGTTGACGAAAAAGTTCTTGATGCTCGTCCAGACGCCTACCCAGAATTCCTTTACTTCACCAAGATCGGTGCCGAAAATACCGCAGATCATATTCAGCGCATTTTTCAGCGTATCCTTGATGAAATTCCAGACCGCTACGAAAATACCTTTGATGCCGTCCCACACTCGGCTCCAGTCGCCGGTAAAGATACCGACGAAAATATCCAGAACACTCAGGATAATGTCTGTAACAGCCTTGAAGATATTTGCGATCTGCTGGAACTGCCCCTCAAAGATCGGTTTCAGGAATTTGCAGAGTCCGTCCCATACTGCTTTGATGACCTCGGTGATGTTTTTGAAATCGAAGCCCAGCGCATTGATACGGTCAACAATGCCCTGACAAAAGCCGGAAAAGATACTCTTGATCTGCTCCCAGATTGCCGTGATCTTATTGCGGAAGTCCTCATTCGTGCGCCACAGATGAACAAAAGCCGCCACCAGTGCAGCGACAACTGCAATGACAGCGACCACGGGCGCACTGATGCCGCCGATGGCAGCACCGAAAGAAGTGAATGCCGCCTTTGCGCTTGCAATGATCGTCGGGAGGTTTGCAACAAGCTGCATCAGCTTGCCGACACCGACCATTGTTTTGCCGACTACAACAAGGAGAGGTCCGAGAGTAGCCGCCACAAGAGCGACCTTGACAATGGTTTCCTTTGTCGCAGGCGACAGCGCATTGAATTTATCAATAAGTCCCTGAATACGGGAAACAATGGAACGAATCGCAGGCATCAGGATTTCGCCGAAAGAGATAGCAAGTTCCTGAAGCTGCGATTTCAGAATGGTGAGCTGACCGCCGAGGTTATCCTGCATGACGGCAGCCATCTTTTCAGTGACACCGTTATAGCCGTCGATTTCATCGGAACAGGTGCTGATCGCACCTTCCAGCTTCTGAATATCTGCAGGCGCAGCATTCATCAGCGCAAGGAAGCCGGACATAGCATTCTTGCCGACCAGAGCCTGCGCCGCCGATGCCTGTTCTGATTCGGACATCTGTGCAAATGCCACACGGCAGTCTGCAAGGATGTCGTTCAGCTCACGCATCGAGCCGTCCTGATTGGTGGTGGCGATCTCCATTTCGCCGAAGGCATCACCGCAGAATTTGACCTCGCCTGCAAGGGCTGTCATGATCGAACGCAGTGCTGTACCGGACTGCGAACCCTTGATACCACTGTTCGCCATCAAACCGATTGCCTGCGCTGTATCTTCACAGCTAAAGCCGAGAGAACCTGCAACAGGCGCACAGTATTTGAAGGTTTCACCCATCATGCTGACGTTCGTGTTCGCATTGGAGGATGCCGCCGCCAGCACATCAGCAAAATGACCGCTGTCGGCAGCAGATAAGCCGAAAGCGGTCAGAGCGTCAGTTACAATATCCGAGGTTGTCGCCAAGTCCTCGCCGGAAGCGGCAGCAAGGTTCATAATACCCTCGATACCTTCCAGCATATCTCCGGTTTTCCAGCCCGCCATCGCCATGTAGTTCATGGCATCGGCAGCCTCAGAAGCGGAGAACTTGGTCTTTGCACCCATCTCACGTGCCTTGTCCCGGAGTGCGTCCAGCTCATCACCGGTCGCACCGGATACAGCAGCGACCTTGCTCATGGCGGAGTCGAAGTCTGCTGCGGTCTTGACTGCGGCAGTTCCGGCAGCCATAACAGGAACGGTCACATGAGTGGTCAGTGTCGTTCCGACATCGGCGATTTTGTCACCGGCTTTTTCAAGCATTTCTCCCGCCTGACCGAGCTTTGCAAGCGCCGTGCTGGAAGCCTCCGCTTCACGCTGGAGGTTTTGCAGTTCCTGTTCCGTTTCGATGATCTCACGCTGCAGGGCATCATACTGCTCCTGCGAAATGTCGCCGTTGGCGAGAGCCGTGTTTGCTTGTTCCGCAGCGGTTTTCAGGGTTTCCAGCTTTTCTTTGGTAGCCGTCACCGCATCGGCGAGGAGCTTGTGTTTCTGCGAGAGCAGTTCCGTGTTGCTGGGATCAAGCTTCAGCAGTTTCTGCACATCCTTGAGCTGCGTCTGCGTGTTCTTGATGTTTTTATTGACACCTTCAAGGGCTTTGCTGAGTTTCGTGGTATCGCCGCCAATCTCAACGGTAATACCCTTGATTCTGTTTGCCATGCGGTTCACCTCCTCCGTGAGGGCATGAAAAAGCAGCCCCGAAGGACTGCTCAGTGTCTATTCATTTAATGCGGGAAATCGACTATTGTGAATCTTCTAAATATGCCATACATTTATTTACATCTTTAGGAGAATAAAAAATAGGAACTTTCTTTTTCAAGAATAATTCTCTATCCTTTTGGAGCATATTCTCTAACCAAGGTTCTATTCCTTCCTCGTAATCTCCATAATGTCTGATTGTAAAGACGCACTCATGTTCAGCTTTGTCTTTTGTCAGGAAAATAATATGAGCTTCTGTACAGGGCTGATCGTAATCATTTAGTAAAGTTACATCCTCTATGATTCCTATGACAAAATTCCATTTTATAAGCATGAGAACTCGATCAGCCAAATATAACACCGGAATAAAGCTCAAAAGAGTAAATAACAATAGCCATCTATTAAAAATTCCGAGAATAATACCGGGGATTGCTATTATAACTACTACAATAAGGCATCTTCTAAAAGTTCTTTTTAATACTTTGTGCTTATATTCATGCTCACTCATTATCTTTTGATTCCCACTATTTCATCATAAAATCCAATTACGATTTAGCAGAGAAAGCCCACTGCTTTCCTCATACCATAATTATAGCACAGCAGCGAGAAAAAGTCAATCAGAAGGAATCAAAATCCGCCTGTCCAGCGACCTCATGCCAGCCGTCATATTCGTCATTTTCCTTTTCGGTGAACATATCATTCACGACTCCGATCGTGAGCAGATCAAGCTCCGAGAGGGACAGCCCGATCTGCACACATCGGAGAAGGAAGAGGGGCGTTGTCATCGGGCGGTCAGTTTTGCGATGTTTTTTTTAGATTCCGCCTGCGTCTCCACGTTGAGTCCCCACAGTTCAATGAGCTGCGGCAGCACCTCGTAGATGGAGAATGTGTTGAATGCTTCGAGCCAGTCGTCCGGATTGTCCGGGACGTTCTCCGGATCAGCGTGTTTCGCCATGATGTATGCGATATTCTCGAACACCTCAAGGCTCTCGATATCGAGGGTAGAACCTTCCTCGTCGCCATCCTGCACAGAAGTCTGAAGGGCGGCAAAGTCCTTGTAAATGTCCCTGCGGAACTTGATACGGTAAAGGCGAGGCACAGCGGCACTCGCCTTGAATGGAACCTCGATACCGTCAACGGTGATCGTTTTTTTAATAGCCATACTGTACCCCCTTACTCAGTCGCTGCCGCAGCAGTGCCGCCGGACTTGGTCGTTGTGGAACGTGTGCCGGTGTTGTTGGTTGCAGCAGTCGGCATATACACAGCATTGTACCAGTTGTCGTAGGTTGTCTGGTCGGTGCTTTCGCAGGTCTTGGACTTCACCAGACCGTTCGGCAGCGCCGATGCCTTGAGGGAGAGCTTTTCCGTCTTGACGGACTTGCTTTCCTCGGTAGTCTCGCCCTCAGTCGCAGGACGGGACGCAGAGCAGCAGTACAGCACATGACGGATGTGGTTCTTGTCTCCGTCGAACTCGAACATGAGTGCGAACTGCGATGTCTCCGCATCATTGCGCTCCACCAGAACTCCCTTTGCATCAAGCTGTTCACCGAGAATCGCCGTTGCAAAGTCAGTCGTGATGAGAGCGACCTCCAGATCACCGTCATAGCCTGCGTTGTTGTTGATGACATAATAAACGCTGTTATCAGCATAAAAATTCTCATTCTCGCCGTTTGCGTCAATGCTCAGGGAAACTGCACCGGGCAGGCGCACAGGCGTTGCAAAGGTAGGAACGCCGTCGTCCGACCATGCCGTGATCTTTGCCCAGTGAACCTTGTTCAGACCGAACTTCACCTTGTTTTTCTGCAGTGCCATTGTTATACCTCCATTTCGTAAAGCACCTCGTAGAGCTTTTCGCTCTCGATGTAGCTTTCAGTTTTCGTGTAATAGATATTGTGCTGCGTCAGCACTTCCTCCACACGGCTTTCCATGTCGGGCGACTTTTCATCTGTATACAGTTCAATATCAAGCTGCTTGAAGCTGTGATACATCAGATTATCCGCACCGAAGGTATCCTCGCCGGGAGAGAGGAAAATAACGAAGGGCGGTTTCGGAGACTCGCCCTCGGCAAAATGATGATAGGCGAACGGCATCCCGATCTCCTGCATCATTTCATTGATTTCTTCATAGGTCATGACAGCGCCTCCTCGATTAGCTGCGTGAGCATTTTCTCGCCGTGCGCTTCCGCAGGAGCGATATGCGGTTTGCCGGATACACGTCCGCCGTTCCGCTTTGCATGACCTTTTTCAAGCAGGTGCGCAAGCTGGTAGCGGTCTTTCGAGTGAACGGTCATTTCGAGTGTATGGCTGTTCTCCCGCGTTTTCTTGGTCGTCCAGCTCTTGCGATACCTGCCGCTGCGCTTCGGAGCATTGGCTGAGATTTCCTTCTTGACGGAGGTTGCTGTCTTTTTCACAGCAGCTTTCATGGCGGTATCGGCAAGGTCTGCATATTCCGTCAGTCCTCGCATGATCTCCGCCGCCATATCGTCAATCGAAGTCATCCTGCTCACCAGCCTTTCGTGTACCTGCCGTGATCTTCATATAGTCGAGTGATTTATAATTCGGCAGCACACCGTTGATATCATACACCAGACCACGGAAACGCAGCTTGTGCGTGGTGGTATTGATGCGCTTGGTATCGGGTGTCTGCCGGACAGTGAATTCCAGTGATACGACTTCCTGCGTCACGCCAGCCTCGGTCGTTTCCGTCGATGTCTTTACGGACACGGCAGCCCAGCAGGAGAAGGCTTCCTCCCACCGGGCTTTGTGGTTGCCGATGCCGTCTATCTTCGTGCTGTGTTCCAGAAAGGCGATGCGCTGATTCAGCGTTCCGATCTCCATCAGATCACCCCTTCACGCTGCGCAAATAACAGCGCCCGGAGCGTCAGCGTCAGCTTGTGGTAGTCAGCACCGTTGCGGTTTTCATAGAGGTAAGAAACAGTATACAGCATAGCCTGCCGGGTGGTTTCCTCATTGACCGCAAGTGCCTGCTCGTCCATTCTGCCGACGTCCTGCACCAGCCGCTTGGCAGTGTCGATCAGCGAGAGGATGAGCTTGTCATCCTCTGTATGATCCACACGAAGATAGTTTTTCGTCTCAGCCAGAGTGATCATGCACCGCTGCCACTCTTGACCTTGAGTGTCTTGATTGCTTCGGGGAGAATGAGCTTGCCGTCAAGACGCTCCATTGCAAGGAAGCCGACCTGACCGGTCATTGCGAACAGCTCATTCAGGCGCTTGAAGGTACGACCGGAACGGTCAGCAATCCAGTAGTAGCTGAAATCGCCGAATGCCATACACTTCGCACCCGCCTTGATCTCCGGAACATAGCTGGAAGTCTTGTATGGACGGTTGAGGATCGTATCGGGAACACCTGCCGCAACAGAAGGCTGCCAGATGTAGTTGCCGTTGCCATCCTTCAGCTTGCGGAGCGCCTTAACAGTGCTGTCGTTCAGCACCCACACAGCCTTCTTGCGGTACGGGCTGCGGAGCGAGTAGAACAGTTCCATGACATCATCGAAGGTGATGCTTGCGCCTGCGGTAGTCGCACCGTCCTGTGCGCCGCCGGTGGCGTTGAAGATGCCGGTAGGCTTACCGGTACCATTGCCGATGAAGAAGGCTTCCTCCTCCTTTGCACCGATTCTGCGGGCAAACTCACGGGCGATGTAAGACGGAAGGTCGAACACGCTGTCGTTGAGAAGCTCTTCAGAGATCTTGATCGCCGTGCCGAGCTTATATGCGGAGAGCGATGCCTGACCGAAGGTGTCATCGGAAAGCGTGTACTGCTCCTCCTCATCCATCCAGACCGCATCGCCCTTCGATGTGACGATCGGAATCTTGCGATCGCCGGAACTGGTCTTGATAACAGTTGCCATCTGGCGGAAGATGTTTTCCTCCTCCAGCGCCTCGATGAGCTTGCGCTCGAATTCATCCGGCACAAGATAGCCGCCCTCGGTGTCCGTGCCGACATGAAGATCATTGCGCACATCGATCCAGTTGCGGTTGCGGATGCTGTTCCAGAAGGCATCGCTGTATGCAGCAGATGCTGTTCCGGTCTTTTCCGGCTCGGTGTTCTGTGCGGCAGGCGCAGTCAGAATGGGAGAAGTGGTAGCCTTCACCATATCCGCTTCAATTTCCGCCTGACACTCCATGCGCTGGATTTCCTTGCCGAGGTTGACGATGGTCACCTCCATTGCATCGTAGGTCTTGCTGTCCTCCTCGGAAAGCGTACCGTCTGCCTGTCTCTTGCTGTCGAGGAAGTCACGGGCGGTATCCCACGCCTTCGCTCTCTTTTCACGAAGTTCCTGAATAGTCATTATACATACCTCCAATCAGTATTTCAGCAGATTCAGCCGACTCATGAGCTGATCCACGGGTGTACCCCTGCGCTCGGCGGAGACCTTCTGCATGAGGCTCTGCATCGTAGCGGCACGGGAATAGGACATCGCCGTCAGATTATCTTCCTTCGGCTCGTCCTGCTTCGGTGTATTTTCATCGTCCTCGTCCTGTTCATCTTCCTCCGGTTTCGGCTGCGGCTGTCCGCCTGCGAACAGAATGCCGTCAACCAGTCCGAGGGACTGCGCCTTTTTCGCATTCAGCCATGTTTCCTCGTCCATCATGCGGGCGATCTTGCTGCGGCTCAGACCGGACTTTTCCTCGTAGGCGTTGATGATGCTCTCCTTGACCTCATCGAGCAGCTCGATGGCTTTCTGCATCGCTTCTTTATTGCCGAAAGCAACAGTCGAAGGGTTGTGGATCATCAGCATACCCGTCGGAGCGATCAAGGTTTCGTCGCCAGCCATTGCAACAACGGAAGCAGCACTTGCCGCGATTCCGTCGATCTTGACTGTGACCTTGCCCTTGTGGTTGCGGAGCATCGTATAGATCTGCGATGCCGCAAATACATCTCCGCCGGGTGAATTCAGCCAGACGGTGAGATCGCCGCTGACCTTTGAAAGCTCGTTACGAAACATGGCAGGCGTGATTTCATCGCCGAACCATGTGTCTTCCGAAATCGGTCCGTTGAAGATCAGCTCAGATGCGCCGGTATCTTCATTGCGTACCCAGTTCCAGAACTTATTCATCTGCATTTTCTCCTTTCTCTGCGAAAGCGCCTGCGTCCTCCAGCTTTGTGAAGCTGCCGTTCACCAGATACAGATTGGCCGCCTTCCTCTTCGGGAATTGCGTTCATATCCTCCAGCTCACGGATATCGTTGGCGGACATCCAGCCGTTCTGTCTTGCAGTCGCATAGCCCTGCATACGGCTTGCGTAGTCGCCGCGCCAGCAGACCTTCCACATTGAATTTAATGAAATAGCGCCCCTTTTCCGAATCGGGAAAGAAGTGCTTTCTGTAGTCCCTGTTCCCAGCGTACCAGCCACGGATCAAGGGTGTATTTTACAAATTCGAGCGACAGATGCTCGATGTTGCTGAATGTTGCATGGTCGAGGTCGCCGATCATGTGAAGCGGCACACGGTACAGGCGGGCAATTTCCTCGATCTGGAACTTTCGTGTTTCGAGGAACTGCGCCTCGTTGTTGGGAATCGAGATCGGCGTGTATTTCATGCCTTCCTCCAAGATCGCCGTCTTGTGCGCATTGCTGCTGCCGTAAGCCCGCTGCCACGCCTCACGCACACGCTCCGGATTTTTGATCACGCCCGGATGCTCCAGCACCGCAGAGGGCGCTGCACCGTTTGCGAAGAAGGACGAGCCGTACTCATCACAGGCGACCGCCAGACCGAGTGCATTTTTCGCCATTGCAATAGGACTGTATCCGACCAGACCGTCAAAGCCCAGTCCCGGAATATGCAGAACCTGTTCCATCGGCAGAATGATCTCGCCCTGCTGCCTGAAATTCGGGTTGTGTTCGTCGTACCGGCTGTAGCGGTAAATGAGCCTGCCGCGATCGTCACGGTCAACACGCACCTTATCCGGCATCAGCGGATACAGTCCGATGACGTCACCTCTGCCGTTCCGGATGATCTGCGCATAGGCATTGCCATAGATCAGCAGGTGTGCCATCAGCGTTTCCCGGAATACGAATGATGTCATTTCCGGATTGGGCTGATCGTGCAGCAAAAAATAAAGCGGGTGCTTCGGCACTCGCTCTTTTCCGTTATCAGTGTATTGGTAAACGTGCAGGGGCAATTGTGCGATCGCTTCCGACAGCACTCTCACGCAGGCATAAACTGCGATGATCTGCATTGCCGTGCGGTCGTTGACGCGCTTGCCTGCATGAGTCCGTCCGAAGAAATAACTGTAGGACGGACTGTCGTAGCTGTCCTTCGGCTTGTCCCGTGACCGGAACAGTCCGCTGAAAATACCCATGTGCATCACTCCTTTCGGTTGACTTTTTCTATGGGCGTATGTTATAATAGCCTTCAAAGGGGGCTTTGAAATGAGAAAAAGAGTTAGGATAAAACAGAAAGACCATAGAAGTCACTTTACAATGTATTCACCTCGAGTAAAGCTATTCGACTGTTCTTGGAAGTTTACGATTGGAGATAGTGATGATCATCCCTCCGTCCCTCATGCGCATTCTGTTATAGAAGGATATAGACTTGATGCTTGGACCGGCGATGTTTATCCTAAGGGCAAAGAAAGAAAAAAAACGATCGGCAAACTTAAAGGAAGAGAACTTGAACTACTTCATAAAGATCCAAAATTTATAGCTTTTGCCAAATCACAAATTGAATGGTATAGAAATGAATATCCCCATATCAAATTTTATGTTCCAGAATGGTTTGAAAAAAAACATCTCAGATATGGTAGTGCATCCACCTCCCGTATTAAAGAAGGTGACAACCTAGTCTTTAGTGGTTCAGCTTATATTAAAGTTAAAGAATCAGCAATTCTCTCTCATCATAAATGCTGTCGCCGGAGTCGTTTCCGCAGCGTATCGCACGGTCAAGAGCCATAATAGTTGCAACAGATCCATCGATTTTTTCGGTGGATTTTTCTTTATCCGGCTTGATGTTGCCCGCCGGATCACGCTTGATGAAAATGTTGTCCATGTTCCAGCGGAGAACCGGATGCCCGTTGTGGGCGATCTTCTGCTCCAGCGTCAGCTTCATCAGTTCTTTGGTCGGCGGCGACATATCACGGTAGCCCTGACCGAACTGCACCAGCGTGAAGCCCAGCCCCTCAAGGTTCTGCGACATCTGCACAGCACCCCAGCGGTCGAAGGCAATCTCCCGGATATTAAAACGGGTGCCAAGCTCCTCGATGAAGTTTTCGATGAAGCCGTAGTGAACGACGTTGCCCTCGGTCGTCATCAGGAAGCCCTGCCGCTGCCAGAGGTCATACGGCACATGGTCGCGCCGGACGCGCAGGTCAAGCGTTTCCTCCGGCAGCCAGAAATACGGCAGAATATAATAATGGTCGTCCTCGTCGGTCGGTGGAAACACCAGCACAAATGCGGTAATATCCGTCGTTGACTAGAGGTCGAGACCGCCATAACATACACGCCCTTCCAGCAGCGATTCGTCAAAATCAACCTTACAGGCGTCCCACTTGTGCATCGGCATCCAGCGGACGGTCTGTTTCACCCATTGATTCAGACGGAGCTGCCGGAAGGCGTTTTCTTCGCCGGGATTCTGCTTGGCGGATTCGCAGGCAGCCTCAACCTTGTCCATGCCGATTGTTTCACCGAGGGACGGATTTGAGTTTTTCCACACCTCCGGAGAAGTCCAGTCTGCGTCATCGGGAGCGCCGTAGATGACCGGATAGAAGGTCTTGTCGATCTTGCGCCCTTCCAGAATATCCTGCGCCTTCTGGTGCTGCTCGTAGCAGATGCTGTTCGTGTCCGTGCCTGCTGTCGTAATCAGAAAATACAGCGGCTGCATTCGTGCATCGCCGGAACCTTTCGTCATAACGTCAAACAGCTTTCGATTTGGCTGCGTGTGCAGCTCATCAAACACGACTCCGTGGATGTTGAAGCCGTGCTTGCTGTACGCCTCGGCGGAAAGCACCTGATAGAAGCTGTTGGTCGGCGTGTATACGATGCGCTTCTGCGAGGTCAGGATTTTGACGCGCTTGTTCAGCGCAGGACACATCCGCACCATGTCGGCGGCGACATCGAATACGATCGCAGCCTGCTGGCGGTCTGCAGCGCAGCCGTACACCTCGGCACGTTCCTCGCCGTCGCCGCAGGTAAGCAGCAGGGCGACCGCAGCGGCAAGCTCTGACTTTCCGTTCTTCTTCGGAATTTCGATGTATGCCGTGTTGAATTGGCGGTAGCCGTTGGGCTTCAGAACGCCAAACAGATCACGGATGATGCGCTCCTGCCAGTCGATCAACTCGAACGGCTTTCCCGCCCATGTACCTTTTGTGTGGGCAAGGCACTCAATGAACCGGACTGCGTAGTCAGCGGCGGCTTTGTCATAATGGGAATCCTCCGCCATGAACTTGGTCGGTGTATAGTCTTTCAGCTTTCGCAAGTGCCTCACCTCCATGAGAAAGGCGGCTGCCCTCCGGTAGCCGCCTTCGTGTTTTTAGTTGTATTCGTGCATCAAGATCGCCAGCGCCATTTCCGCTGCCTCGTTCTGCGGCGGAACATCCAGCCCCCGGTCGTAGTTGTAAACAACCTCTCCGCTGATCTTCAGCGTCAGCTTGCTGATCCTGCCGCCGTCGATTCCGTACTGGCTGCCCGCGTCGTAGGCTTTCACCCAGTAATGAACGACCGTGTACTTGCCGTCTCCCTTCGGAACTCCAATCGTACCTTCATGCCACATAATGTTTTCCTCCGTTTTTTCGTAGTTTTCGGCTCGGTTTCCCGTTCCGTTGTACACATATTAACTCTAAACGGCGGATATATCAAGTGTGAGTAATAACAATGATCGCTGTGGTTTTTTTCGCTTGTTTGTGTACTTTACGCCCGCCCACAGGAGCCGCAGAAACGCGCTGTGCCGCCCCGGTGGGGCGACCGGCTTATCTGCCGGTCATCCATTCCCATTCGCTTTCGCAGGCGGCTGCGTAGTCTTCGTCAAAAAGGGCATCGTCGTCAATCCATTCGGTTTCGTACTCGATCTCCTCGATGCCCTCGAAGGTCGTGCCGTTTGCGGCTGCATCCTCCTGCGCAAGGCTGTCGGAGTTCTCCTCAACCCAAGCCCTGAAGTCCTCTGCGTCGAGGTCGTCCTCGTTCTCGATCTCCAGTTCGTATCCTTCCTCCTCGGTGTCGTACCAAAGGATCGTCGCGCTCTTGATCGCCTCGCGCTCGTTCCAGTCGTCTCTGCCTGCCATTGCTCTTGCCTTTGCCATTCCGTAGCTGATCATTGTTTTTTCCTCCGTGTTTCGTAGTTTCCGGCGGGCTTTGCCCTTCCGTTGTGTACATATTAACTCTAAAAGCACATTATATCAAGCCGCTAAAACTACAGAAGATACGGGGAAAATGTGTGGCGGGTGTTGTGTATATTACACCCGCCGCTTTTCTGTTATTCGCTCATGGGGATCGGCATCAGGATGTTGCCGACCAACACGAAATCGTATGCCTGCCGGAAGAACTCCGTGTACTTTTCGGTCAGCTCCTGCGGCAGGTCGGTGAAGTCATCCTCGCCCAAGCCGCAAAGGAAGAATGTCCCCTTGATGACGCCGTAACCCTTGATCGGGCGGTTCCACTTCTGCTCCGGGTGGTAGAGGGCTTCCTCCTCGCACACCAGTGCAACCGGATCATCGAAGGGGTAAATCGCCTGAATGTATCCGCCGACCGTCTGCTGCAGGCTTTCAAGCTCTCCGCTGATCTCCTTTGCGTAGGGGCGCTTGCCCGGTTCAACAACTAAAATGTTCATATGAATGCTCCTTTGTGTTTATTCCGCTTCTCCTGCGGTAGTGACATATTAACTCTGAACCGAGGATATATCAAGCATTATCGGAAAAATAAATGTGACAAGCATTGCCTGCATTTCAGCGCCGTATTGTACATCGCACAAGAGCCGCACACGCGCCCTGTGTGGGGCGGGTTACCGAAAGGGATACCGTTTTAAGGATACCCATCCCGCGCCACTCGTTGCAACGTGGCGGCTCTGTGCGCCTTATTCTTCGCCTTCGTACTTCTCGTGGATGATGCCGAGAATCTTGTCCTGTTCCTCGCGTCCGACGCCGATGCTTTCAAGCGCCTCACGTGTTCCGCAGTCGGGGCAGATCAGGCTGTTATCCACGCGGGAAAGGGCTGGTCGTGCGGTGTACGCCTGCCCGCATTTCGGGCAGATGCGCGGCTCGTTGTTGCGGTCTTTCATCGCTGCACCTCCTTTGCGCTGATCTCGTAGGCGGCATCGAGGAACTTGGTGTCGAAGCCGAAGTTCCGGTAGCCTTCCTCACAGGTACGGATGTAGGCAAGCGACGGAATGCCGAGGCTGCGCTCCTCGTGCATGATGTATACGAAAGCGGTCAGTCGCTTGGTCTTGCTGTTCGCCAGCTTCACCGGCAGGCGAACTTCCTTCTTGTAATAGAAGGTCGGGCAGCCCTCGTAGGCGTCCAGCCGTTTCTCATCGTCGGTGGTGACCTCCCATACCGCGATCGGAACGATGCCGTTCTTCTTCGGTTCAATGGTCAAGTACGCGCCGGTCTTGCTGCCCTTGTAAAGCAACTCGTAGTCGGGGATCACCGTAATGCCGATGGGCTTGGCGGTCGGGCAGCGGTACCGCATCTGGCGGATGTTCAGGTTTGAACCGTATGCGAGGTAGTATCTTTTCATTGCTTTTCTCCTTTTGTCTTGGATTCCGTTTTCGTTCCGGTACGCACATATTAACTCTTTTCCGGCACTATATCAAGCCGATAAAGCTACAAAAGATATGTGGATTTCCGGGCTTGCAGTTGTGTAGAATATGCCTTGCCGCAGTTTGCGCCGTGTGCGCCCCGTACAGGGCTTTTTACCGAAAGGGGCAGTTACTCGGAGGATACCCGTACCACCCCACACGGGGCGCTGTGGGCGGCTGTTTCGCCGCCCTTGCCCGTGGCGGCAGACCGGTTAAGGTCTGCCGAATCGGAAGGCGTTGTCGCCGGTAAGGTTCTGCGTCAGGGTTTCTCTTGCCGTTGCGAATTCGTCGCCAATGAAGCCCATTCTCATCAGCCAAGTCCGCATCGCGAACTTTTTGTTTTCTTTCTGCTGTTCCTTCGGGCTTGCGCTGCGCAGGTCTTTTGCCATCTGGCTCATTGCGAGGCAAAGCTGAATGTAGCTCTTGAGCTTGCCTGCGTGAAGCCCGTTCTGCTTGCCGCCTGCGGGCTTGTCGAACTGGAAAAGGCGGAATTCAATCGTGCCCTTTGTGAAGGTGGCGTGGAGGTTCAGCATATGGTAGCGGCTGTCGTTGTAGTGGTGGGTTCTGCCGTAGTCGCATCCCTGTGCGCCGTACCAGATGTCTGCAAGCTGTGCCATCGTGGTGGGCTTCTTCTTGTTGAGCTGCTGCAGGAAATTCGGGTTTACCGTTCTGCAGTAGCGGTTCATGCGGCTGCTGTCAACCTTGATTGCTTCGGCGATCAGCGTTTCGTGGCTTGCCATCAGGTTTGCGAGGTTTCGCAGGCTCTGCGGTGTGTGTCCCGCTGCGCCAATGTGAATGTGAACTCCGCAGCCTCTGGTGTAGTCGCTCTTTGCGCCCGCCTTGCGAAGGCGTCTGATCAGCTCCTGCAGGGTTTCGATGTCCTCGTAGTGCAGGATCGGTGTGACCAGTTCGCACTTTTCGCTGTCCGGTCCGCTGATGCTCACGTCGCGCTGGAATTTCCACTCGCGTCCCTGTGCGTCCCAAGCGCTCCAAGTGTAGTAGCCGTTGCGGAATGCGGTGTCCTCGTAGCGGTTCGTGCCGAAGAAGTCGGCGGCGAGCTTTGCGGCAGCCTTGCGGGTGATGTTGTTCATCTCAACCTCAACCCCGATCGTCTGCTCCTTCATTCTGTTGATCTGTGCCTGTGTGTTTGCGTTCATGGTGGTATCCTCCTGTTTGGTTTTTGGTGTGTTTTCCCTTTCGGTAGTCACATATTAACTCTAAACCGAGGATATATCAAGCCGCTAAAACCACAGAATATCGAGGAAAATACAGCCTTGATGATTGTGTAGTATACACCCTTGACTTACTTGCAATCGTGTGGTAATATGGGGTACGATGGAATAGGTTCTCACATTTTCCGACGCCCCCGGAGGCTGTAAAATCAGCCGCCGGAGATGACCTCGAACTCGTCTGCGCCTTCGATCAGCGCAAGGCTTCTGCCGTTGTCCCACTTCATATGAATGTTGCCTGCGTCGTCAATGATAGCAACCGAACCGGTCGTACCGGGCGGCACGGGCGCGATGTCGTCCGCCATGCGAATCAGGCGGATTCGAGTGCCTGCGGGATAACGCTCCCGCAGGGCTTTCAGTTCAGCGTCATTCGGAAACCGCATCGTCCGCACCTCCTTCGGGCTTGCCGTGGCGGAAGGCGGAGCTTCCGGTCAGGCGGCGGAGCAAAACTCTGCGCACCGGCTTGTATTCTTCGCCGATCATGCCGAGGCGCAGGAGGAAGCAGCGGAATGCGTACTTCTCGTTGTCGCTGGTATCCGGCTTATTGACCACGCGCTGCAGGTTCTTTGCGAACTCGCAAAACATGGTGATGAATTTTGCGTAGGCATCGCCGTCACCGTCCTTCTCGACCGTGAACCACGGGAACTCGACCGTTTCCTCACACTCGTTGACCGCAAGGCTCTCCGTATTCAGTGCGTGCTTCAGGAGCGTTTCCTTGTTCTCGATAATCTGAAGCAAGTTCTCCAGACCCTGTTCGCCGAAGAAGTCTCGCGGCATCGAGATCGTCAGCGCCACCGGCTCGTCGTCTGCGGTGTAGCCTGCCTTCTGCAGTTCGCTCCGGATCTCGTCCGGAAGCTCATCGCCGTGCAGCACCGCTTCCTTGTCAAGGGTGAATGCGCCGATCTGGTATCCGCAGCTCGGAACGCCGAGGTACTTGACCTCGCTGCCGGTCAGCTCGCCGATCTTCTGTGCCAGTGCCTTGCGCTGGCTCTTTTCAATATTAAACTTGATATTCATGATGTGACCTCCTGTTTTTCACCGCTTGCTGCGGTTTTGATTGTAGTCACATATTAACTCTGAACCGCACAGATAGCAAGACTGTAAAACGGAGAATATGTGCGGGACGGTTTTTCCGATATTTGTGCATATTACAGCGCCGCCAGATATTGACATATCGGCTGATGCGCTGTATAATCATAGTAAGGAAAAACGTATTATGAGAGGTAATCTTATGGCAAAAGTTACTGTAAAAGTGATTGAAGTGATCGATGATACCGGATATCCAATGTTTGTAAAATGTGAGCTGACAGACTGCAAAAATGTTAAGCATCATTTTATTGACAAAGTGCCTGTGATTTGTCAATGTGATAGATATCCTTCTGATACTGATGCACCTTGTTGGAAAGAAGATTGCACAGGAATAATCAGGTGTAATATTGTTGGAGAATCAGATAAGACTTATACTATTGATACTGAATATCCTGATGACGTTGAGTCACTTAACAACGAATATCGGTTTGAGGTTTGGAAAGAACAAGTAAAGATATGAATAATAATTTGTGAGGATAACGCACTATCAGCCTTCCTTCGTCTCAACCTCTTTGACCAGATCGGAATAAGGAATCTGCTGTCCGTTACGAATCACATACACGCCTTCGGCATCACCGGTGTCCTCAACATAGCGCCGGAGGATGACGGAGGCGTATTTTTCGTCAAGCTCCATCATGTAGCAGATACGGTTCATCTGCTCACACGCCATGAGCGTCGAGCCGCTGCCACCGAAGGTGTCGATGACCATGGCGTTCTCCTGCGTGGAGTTGCCAATGGGATAGCCGAGCAGATCGAGGGGCTTGCTGGTCGGATGGTTCGCATTGCGCTTCGGCTTGTCGAAATGCCAGATGGTCGTCTGCTTGCGGTCGGAATACCACTTGTGCTTGCCGTTCTGCATGAAGCCGTACAGCACCGGCTCGTGCTGCCACTGGTAGTCGGAGCGTCCCAGCACAAGGCTGTCCTTCACCCAGATGCAGCAGCCTGCAAGGTGGAATCCCGCGTCGATGAACGCCCTGCGGAAGTTCAATCCTTCCGTATCGGCATGGAACACATACGCAGCGCCGCCTTTTTCGAGGTGGTCTGCCATACACTTGAAAGCGGAGAGCAGGAAGTTGTAAAACTCCTCGTTTTTCATGCTGTCGTTCTGAATGGTCAGACCGCTGGAGCTTTTGAAAGATACACCGTAGGGCGGATCGGTCAGAATGAGGTTTGCTTTCGTGTTGCCCATCAATGTATTTACATCTTCGGGGCTGGTCGCGTCACCGCACATGAGGCGATGCCTGCCGACCGTCCACACGTCGCCGCGCTCCACAAAGGAAGCCTTCTCCAGCGCAGCGGTCAGGTCGAAATCATCGTCCTTCGCATCGCTGCCGGTTCCGTCGGAAAACAGGTCTGCCAGTTCCTTTTCATCGAAGCCGGTCATAGAAAGGTCATAGCCGAGGTCTTGCAGTTCCTGCATCTCCACGGCAAGAAGCTCCTCGTCCCAGCCTGCATCCAGCGCCATACGATTATCCGCAAGGATATAGGCTTTCTTCTGTGCGTCGGTCAGGTGGTCAACATAGACACACGGCACTTCCGTAATGCCTTCCTCCTTCGCCGCCATCAATCTGCCGTGACCTGCGATGATATTATATTCTCGGTCGATGATGACCGGATTGACGAATCCGAACTCACGCAGCGAAGAACGCAGCTTTTTTATCTGCTCCGGCGAGTGAGTGCGGGCGTTATTTACATACGGGATGAGCTTGTCGGTGGCGACAAGCTGAAAGTCTGTCGTTGTTTTCATGTGTACCTCACTTCCTGCTGCGGAGAAGCTGCTCCATCATATCGTCCTGCGGAGAGCCGTCGAATTTTGTGGTGCAATTCTGCTTCACGATATCGAAAATCTCGTACCAGAGCAGATTTGCCTGTTTCTGATAGGACTGGCTGAGCGATGCGAACGGAGATGCTACCACGCCGCCGGTCGTCGGGTGCTTACCGAGCAGACCGTAGGTCGAGAGCGCGTCCTCACACTGGATAAAACGAGCGAACGCCAGCGAGTAGCTTTCGAGCAGTCGCTTGTTCACCAGCTTTTCGCAGCCGCGATTTTTCAGCCATATCCATGTTTCCTTGTAGATTTCATCAGCGCCGAGGGGCTTGCCGTCCTTCTGCCGTGCCGAGAGGTATTCACTCGGCGAGGGCATATCCTCACCAACAAGGTCAGCGGCATCATCAAGGTCAGCACCTTCCAGCGCGGTCGGGGTGAATTCGATGATGTCGGCATCCTCTCCTGCGGCAATTTTCTCGGCGAGGGGCTTCGGCTTGTCGCCTGCACGGACTCTGCGTCCGCCACGGTTTGTACCGTCCTTTGCCATATCATCACCTGCCTATAAAAAATGCCGAAACCACGTGGATTTCGGCTTGTAAAAATATTCGAGGGGTTAATCGGTCGTTTGAACTACACTTTTTGTGCGCGAGAGGGGGCGGCCGGTATTGTGATCGCTGCTCCGTAGAGATTTTGATACCCCCACCGGGCAGCCCCCAGCCCCACTCACTATTTAATCGTTACTTTTTGTTTCATCTTCGTTAAATGAATCATGTTCTTCAGTTTCTGATGTTTCAGCCTCTTGATTTTGTTCAAACTTAATTTCTCCATATTTAGTTGACCTTGCAGTGGTGTTATATCCATGCTCCATTGCTTTGTCGGTACTGTCAAAGTATCTCTTTACTCCGTATGCACAAATCATAGAGAAAAGCAGGAGTGCAAAGCCCTTGTCACCACTTGAAAGCCCACTCAAAAGGTTCACCAACGGATTTTCGTTCACAACATTGTTTTCGTTCATTTATATCATATCCTTTCATTTTTCAGGGTTGAAGAACTGTTTTCAACCTGTTATAATAAGCATAGCACATATCTTCCAGCATTACCAGACCCCAAAATAGACCATTAATGTCCGTTTTTAAGGAGGCTATATGGCAAATCAAAAAGTGAAAACAGTTCCTCTCAGTAAGGATAGATTCAGAGAAGCTCGAAAAATCCGTAAGATGTCTCTTACTTCTCTTTCAGAGAAACCAGGGATAGAAAGAACAGAAAAAACACTTCGCAGATGGATTAGGCGTGGTGAAATACCTCCAGATTTATTGGATGCAATAGGAAAAGAACTTAATGTCGATCCCAAATTCATAAGCGGCGAATTGGATCGTATTGCTGAAGGAATAGAAGACGATCCCGTAAAACTATCGACTTTAAAAGCTCAGTTTCATGCTGCTGATTTTCCTTATGTTTACAAGCAAAAACGTGAGCTGAAGCCACTACAATATATTATTGATCTACTGATTGATAATGACATTCCACCAGAAGAACTTGAAAAATTATCTAGAACAGAATTGGTGAAGTTATATCTCGAATTAGAGAAAGCCACTCGTGCAATCATATTCAAATACTTCACACCACATCAATCGTCGTTACATAACTATTCTATTCCGATGCCGCCTGATGATGAAATCATAAAATTATAAATTCAATAACTGTATTCCGGTCTGCTATCCTCAGTTCCGGTTTTCTTATCGTGACACGCCTTGCATAGCGCCTGCCAGTTCGTGTCGCTCCACATCAGGTAATGGTCACCACGATGCGGAACGATGTGGTCAACGACTGTTGCGTTCACGAACTTGCCCTGCGCCAGACACTTCACGCACAGCGGATGCTTCCGCAGGTACGCCTTGCTGACACGCTGCCACTTGCTGCCGTAGCCACGCTTGGCGGCAGACGGACGCTCAGGGTGCAGGGGCTTGTGTTCGTTGCAGTACGCACCCTCGGTCAGTCTCGGACAGCCGGGATGCTTGCATGGTTTCAGTGCCTTCCTCGGCATCGCCGACACCTCCTTCAGGTATAACAAAAGCCGCTGCGGTAATCCACAACGGCTTTTTACATTTTCTTCTATTATACATTATATCACACATTACCGGTGTTTTCAAGTCCCACGGTGTCCCAACTTTTCAAGGCTGCTACGGCTGTGCTGTGCAGACGGAACATGTGGGACTTGCTGTATCCCATTTCCGTCATGATCTCTGACCACGGCAGGAATTCAAGGTAACGCTTCCGCAGAAGGTCGTTTGCATCGCCGTCCTCAACCATCTTGATGCGGGTTTCCATTTCAGCAAGCAGTGCATCGTACTCCGCCTGCGTTTCCTGTATATCCTGTTCCAGCGCCATGATCTTGAAAACAGTGCCTTCCATTTTGCTGCGGTCTGGTGATACCGTTCTCGGCATATCGTTGATGCCGCTGCCGTTCATGCCCCTCCGCCCGCTGCCGTAGCAGATGTATCTCATGGATCTTCCGGTCGATACGTTTGCGGAGTTGCTCCATCTTGTTCCAGTATTCCTTCATCCTTTCAACCTCGCTTTCACTGCACTCATCATTGCTGCCTGTGTTTTATCCTTGCTTTCCAGTGCGTCCATGATATCTTCATCAATAGTTCCCTGCTGCTGTCAGATGATGTATCACAACGGTATCTGCATTCTGTCCCTGTCGCCAGAGTCGGGCATTTGTCTGCTGGTACAGTTCCAGCGACCACGGCATCGTAAACCATATGATCGTGCTGCCACCATCCTGAAGATTCAGACCGTGACCGGCGGAGGATGGTTGTATCAGCGCGACCGGTATTTTGCCGTCGTTCCAGTCGGCGATATCCTGATCGGTCTTGATCTCACGAACGTCGAAACGTGCCTTGATACGTTCTCGCTCATGCTGATACCAGTACGCCACCAACACCGGCTTCCCGTTCTGCGCTTCCAACAAATCCTCCAGCGCATCAAGCTTCCGGTTATGAATGATGCTCGGAGTACCGCCGTCATCATATACACATCCGCTTGCAAGCTGTACCAGCTTGCCGCAAAGAACAGCGGCATTGGCGGCAGAGACATCATCATGCAGCAGCGGAAGCGTGTATTCCTTTTCAAGCTTCCGGTATGCTTTTATTTCTGCTTCCGACATGATAACCGGATCAGATACGGATACCAGTTCTGGCATCTTCAGGTGGTCTGTAGTTTTCATAGAAATGCTGATGTCTGCGATCTTGCCGTATATTTCTTTTTCAGCACCCGGTCTGGGAGAATAGGTAAAGCCGTTCCAGTCCGGGGTGAAGTAAGCGTCACGGTACTGCCCGATTCTTTTGCCGAGGCGCTCTCCCTTGTCCAGCAGGCGGAACTGCGCCCACAGATCCATGAGACCGTTGCTGCAAGGTGTACCGGTCAGCCCGACGATACGCTTCACAAACGGGCGCACCTTCCGCAGCGCCTTGAAGCGCTTGGACTGATGATTCTTAAAGGAACTCAGCTCATCGATCACCACCATGTCAAAGTCAAACGGCATCCCGGTTTCTTCAATAAGCCATTGTACGTTCTCACGGTTGATGATATACAGATCAGCTTTCTTCCGGAGAGCCGCAAGGCGCTGCTCACGGTTTCCGAGAACCAGACTGTACGTCAGCCCTTTCAGGTGATCCCACTTCCCGATCTCTGCTGCCCAGCTATTCTTGCATACACGGATCGGTGCGATGATAAGAACCTTTCTGACCTCGAAGCGATCGAACATCATGTCGTTCAGCGCTGTAAGTGTAATGCTCGTTTTCCCTAATCCGCATTCCAGCAATACCGCTGCCTGCGGATTTTTCTCGATAAAGTCGATCGCATATTTCTGATAATCATGCGGATTGTATTTCATCAATGATACCTCCAATCTGCTCCGCGCCGTCAAGGACATACACCTTGAAGCCCAGCCGCCGCAGTAGTTTTATGCGCACACGCTGAAGCGGACGCGGTTTCTCTCCGGGAGCCTTAACCTCTACGAAAGCGATCCTGCCGGACTGCATCAATACAATTCGGTCGGGTACGCCTGCTGTGCCCGGAGATACAAACTTCCAGCAGACTCCGCCGCGAGCTTTCACGGCTTTGACCAGTTTCGTTTCAATTTCATTTTCTCGCATAAATACGACCTTTCCTGACAAAAGTGCCGGTCGGTGACGGTCATTTGCAAACCTTATATAGAGAGATAAATTATAAAAACTCTCTCGTGTGCGTAAAGTCTGTATTTGAGTGTCACCGACCGGCACTTTCCCGATTTTACGTTGTTTTCCGTATGATGAAAGTGTCAGTCGAGAAAGTCAAATTTGAGACAAAGTCCCACGATATACTTTCCGCTGTTCATTTTCTTACGCTTAAAGCCTGCCTGCTCCAGTGCAGTATAAAAATCTGTTGTGCTGCGGACATACTCTCCGGATTCGGAACAGTACTCACGATAACGTTTATACAGATCGCCGGACTTCTCCTGATAGGAAGCATCTGTTTCGCAGCAATCATTGATGAAAGCTCCCAGCCAGTCATTGCCGTCACGGTAGGCTCCGATAGCGTCCAGCACACATTGTGGGCGGTCTACCTTGAAATCGGCGGCGACCACTTTCATGGCACCCTCGATAAGCCACGACAGAACCGATCCGCCTGCATTGTCGATCAGGTATTGCGTATAATTCTTGATATCTGCAGAGCCTTCGATCTTCGCATGGAAGGGGATAACTATCAGTCTGCGCCAAGTGCCATCGTCGGAAGCTGCCACTTTCGGCAGGTGATTTGTATACAGTACCAGCGTATGACTCGGCTCGAAAGAGAAAGGTGCCTTAAACTTCTTCTCGGCGAAAATGGGATCGGTCGAACAAAGCTGCTTTACAACTGAAGTGTTCAGGCGCATTCCTTCCTGCAGCTCCGCCGCGATAATCAGGCGCTTGCCCTTCAGCTCTGCCATTTCCGGTTTCACGTTACGCTTGCAGTTGACAGTCAGGGCATCGGCAGATATATTGCCGGAATAGCTGCCCAGCACCTTGTAAATTACATTCCAGAAGGTTGACTTGCCGTTTCTACCGTCTCCGTATGCGATAATCATCGCTTCCGTGTATACTTTTCCGATCAGACAGAGACCGCAGATCATCTGGACGTAGTCGATCAGACTCTGGTCACCGCAGAAGAACACCTGCAGTGCATCTGCCCAGAGCTGCTGCCCCTCCCCATTCGGAACAACTGTCGTCACCTTCGTGATAAGGTCAGCAGGATCGGTTGCCTTCCAGCCGTCAAGTCCTTTGGCAAGGTCATAGGTACCGCCGGGAGTATTCAGCAGCATTGGATTACCATCGAGCTGCTCCGGGTTGTGAAGTACCAGCGGCTTTGCTGCATCAAGCGCATTGTTCAGGCTGCGGATATTACGATATTTCATGACGAATTTACGGAATACATCATAACGTTTCATACGGGAATACAGCTTCATCTCTCCCAAGCCGAGATCACTTTCAAACTTCTTCCCGCCCTTTTCGGCATCCTGTTTGCTGATACCTACTTTTTCAAGTGCCTCCAGTGCAGCGCTGATCTGCTTGTCCGCTTCCGCAAGTTGTACGTCGGTGTGTTCGATCATTGCCATTACCGCTGCCTGTTCCGACTCCTCCCAGTATGTGCCGTTATAGCGCAGATAGTTGGTAGCAATCGTAAACGCCAGTTCATCACCATAACAGTTGACAAGAGTACGGGCTTCGCCGACATCAGAAAAGTCGTCCGGTATCATCGGCTCCTCCCCGTATTCTTCAGGTGGAACATAGCCTTCCTGTGATGTGACCTTAGTACCGAACTTACAAGCGCTCTGCCAGATGCTTTCAAGTTCATCATCATCGAGGGGCGGATCACATTCTGCAGCCTTTTCCAGAAACTTCGCATGAGCTTCCTCTGTCACACCGAAACGCTTGACCAGCCTGCCCGCGATACGTGACATAGTACTGTTGCGCTGCCCTTCCGGAATACTGCGGTTCGATTTCATAAGCTGCAGCCAGTCCTCTATAGTAAGACTGCCTTCATGCCAGACAACATCACCGTTCGATCCGAACAAGAATCTTGACGCATCCAGCGCATTGCCGTCAAAGAATGACAGCTCCTTATAGATACGTGCTTTGATAGCTTTATGAAATACAGCATCCTTGCATGGCGAGGTCGGGAAAAAGACATGGAAACGAGGACGGGCTGTTACAGTGCCCTTTGCAAGATTATGATGGCGACTGTATGTGACTGCGAATGCAACATCGCCGAGCATTTCACCGAGTTTCTCCGGAGTGATCCATTCATCGGGATTATCACTGTGGTCATTATCACAGTCCATCGGTACGACGTCGGAAAACAGAAAGTTTGCATCACAGCGGGTATCGTTTTCGTATTTGGCGCATACATGATCGCTGGCGACAGCTTTCTTGAGGTCTGCCTCCGAAGTAATTACTTTCTGATTCGGGTATAAAGTGTTTTTGGGGTTGCCGGTACAGTCGGCAGTGTGCAAGGTGAATTTCATGTTGTTTCCTCCAGTTCCTCGCTGAAATAGCGAATTTTCATGTGTTTACGCTTTGCCCGTTCGATCTCTGCTTTCATGCCGGAGCTGATAATATCACCGAACACCCACAACTCCACGCACTTACTCATCAGTACCCAGTTCATGAATATGGCTGTATCCCGTTCCTCCGGGATATTATCATCCATGAACTGCGTAAAGTAGATGTGAGGCGTGATCGGTAGATAGTGCCGGTCAACAGCAAAACGGCTGTATCTCTTAGCGTTTTCTACGTTTTTCTCCGTATCTCCGGAATAAGGCGAACAGATATACACGACCGGGCGGAATGCGGCAGCTTTTGCCGCAGCCTTCTCCTCTCGCTCGATGTTCGCGAAAGCCTCGTACTCCGTCGGACTGGCGTATCCCTCGTTGTTATAGAAATCAGCCATGCTTGACCTCGTTTCTCCCGCAGGGCTTCCTGTCGCAGCACTTATTACAGAGCTTCCCACAGCGGGGGCATTTCACGAATACGTTCTCCGGCTTGACCAGCTTTCCGCTGACCAGCGCATAAAACCATTCAATACTGTATTTCATAACCTCAGTCCTTTCTGTAAAATTCGCATTCATATCCGTCCGCACGCAGGAGCAGACCTTCCGCCCATGCAGGTGTTCTTTCCATCTGTCGGCAAACCTCATCAAGAGACATCCTGCGGTCAGCTTCAATAATCATTTCGTCGTGTATGTGACCGACGATAAAACAGCAGCGCATAGTTTGCATAGAGAACATAAGCAGATCACGGGCTACCGCCTGCACGATGTTCTCGACGAACTTCGGACCGTAGCTCTCGATGCGTTCCCACTTTTTCGATGCTCCTACGCCCATATATGTCACAGACTCTCCTCCGAACTGGTTCTCGCCGATCTGCGGGTGAGCGTAGCATAACTTCCGACCAGAAGGCAGCGTGATAAAAAGCATCTTACTCTGGTAGCTGAACTGCAATCCGTGCGTTTCTGTGGTTATTTTCTGCTTGATCGCTTTCTTGACAGCATCATCGACAGTCCACCAGAACTTTACGATATTCGGTGAGGCATCCCTCCAGTCGGTCACGATCTGCTTCAGCTCTGAATCAGAAAGGTTCAGGGCATCACCACCCATCGCTTTCATGGCTCCGACGCTGCCGCCGTAACCGCAGGCAAGTTCCGCCACTTTACCTTTCTGTCTCAGTTCACCGTTTACACCATGCTTTACGACCGGAACACCAAACATCTTTGATGCCGATGCGCAGTATATATCCGCACCGTTCGCAAAGGCGTCCATACGCCACTTTTCTCCCGCAAGCCATGCTATAACGCGGGCTTCTATTGCGGAGAAGTCAGCGATAATGAACTTATATCCCGGACGAGGCACAAATGCCGTGCGGATGAGCTGCGACAGCGTATCAGGCACATCCCCGTAGAACATCTCGACCTCATCGTAATAGCCGTACTTGACGGTATTTCTCGCTTCCGTCAGATCCGGAATATGGTTCTGCGGTAGGTTCTGCAACTGTATAATGCGTCCCGCCCAGCGTCCGGTACGAGATGCACCATAAAAACTGAACATCCCTCTCGCTCTGGAATCCGAGCAGGCTGCTGTCTGCATCGCCTGATACTTCTTGACGCTGGACTTTGACAGCATGAGTCGAAGCTCCAGCACTGACTTCACCGGATCTTTCACTGTTTTGAGCAGTTCCTTCACAGCCGCCTTATCCAGACAGTCCGACTTATATCCCTGTTCACCGAGCCACTCCAGAAGCTGATACACGGAATTCGGATTCTCAATGCCAGTAAGCCTGCGCATTTCCGACGACAGCGTTGCCTTCGCCTGTGCATCCAGCGTCAGCGCTGCCTCAACCAGTTCCATGTCAACACGGATGCCGCGATCGTTGATCTCTTGATCGAGATAAAACTGTTCCCATATAAAATCTGGCACGGGAAAACGGGAGAGCCTACGGTCGATGGCAAGCTCCGCCTCCACATCCTGTTTGTTGTATGCTTTGAAGGTTTCCCACTTCTCCGGTGCATCGGCAGGACTGTGGAACTGCGGAATGCCGTCAACGGTATCATAGGGAACACAAAAATACTTGATGAGCGCCTTGCCCTCCGGCATCTTCTGCTGTTCCAGCTTCAGAGCAGCACCGGCAGAGGCAAGCGTCGATGACAGACCGAGCGTCCTGCAATGGATCATGGTACACTGCCAGCCGACCGGACTGAGATAATCGCCGACGGTATCGGCATCAATGCTGTAGCTGCGGAAAATCTGAGGATATTCCTCACGTAGATATCTGGAAAGACATACACGCTCGAAGTTGACGTTGAAGGCTCTCTTGACCACGGACTCGTCCACAAGTGCAGTCAGGATATCTTCGGGTACGCGGTCGCCGTTCGCCAGATCGTAGAGCTGCACTGCACCGTCATCAATCGAAACGCTCATCAGCGTGATAGCAAAATACGGAGAATCGGCGTAAGCGTACACACCACACTTAGTGATGTCACGGTCACTCCGAGTCTCCAGATCAATTTCTATGGTTTTCATGGTTACACTTCCTTAGAACCCACCCGGACGGTCAAACCGTCAGTCGCCCTCCCGACATAGCATTATTACTTTTTACGGTTCTTAAAATGATCGATCAGGATACTGAGCGAAATAATCGTCCAGCAGATCATCATGATACTGCCGCATACACACATAATCATTGATAATATAGTACTCATGTTGTCACCTCATGAAAGAAAATCGTCGTCATCATCGTCATCGCTGAAATCATCCTCAGCACGGCTCTTGCCGCCTAGAGGCTCACCGTCACGGATCTTCTGAAGGTTGTTCAGTCCGCAGGCAATGCCCTTGTTTCCGTTGGTATTGAAGGCATAGAAGTTGATGGAAGCTCTGCCGTAGATACCAGAGTAAAGCTCGCTGGTATCGAGGATTGGCTGACAGTCGGCATCGACGACACCGGGCTTGGTTGCACTGTTGGCATTGATGAAGTAGCAGCCAGCGTATGCCTCATCATCCGGACGTTCCTCATCTCCGTCACGCAGCGGAGTCTTCAGCACCTTGAGCGCGGGGACTGATTTGCCGTTGCCCTTGAGCTTGGACTGCCCTTCCTCATATGCTGCCTGAATTGCTGCCTTGATCTTTTCAATGGTCACGGTATCAGTCTTGGGAATGATGAGAGACACGCTGTACTTAGGTGTGCCACCGTTGATCGCCTTCGGCTCATTGACTACGAGATAGCTGAAGCGAGTATTCTTGCCTGTGATAACTTTTGTGGGATTTACGAACTTTGCCATTTTAATTTTCCTCCTTAAAATCGTCGATAGTCCACGCCGGACGCTTGTCCGACTCTGGTACAAGTGTAGGTTTTCCCTTCGGCTTCTCGATCAGAGAGCCAAGCAGGGTGTTGAACTTTTTAGCACCGAGCAACTTTGTCATAGCGGTTACGCCCATGAGCTTCTTTTCAAATGGATCATATCCCGCCTCGGTGACCGCCGCTGCTACGGCATCAGTGTCTGTGTATCTGCGATTGCTGCGTCCTTCCACGACCTTGAAGCCGGGATAGCATTTTCCGCTGATAGCCTGTTCGAGTGCGTACTCCTTCACATCATTCACCCAGCCGATAAATGTATCAGCGCGATCAAGTATCATGCTGATCTCATCGTCGGCAAGAGTATCCGGAACTGCAAAGTCGTACTGTGCCAGTTGCAGGTTGTACTCTGCCCGTTTTCGGCAGGTTGCTTTGATTCTGCAGAACTGACAGTGTTTTCCCGCACTATACTCTCCCTCGCCGGTAGCCGCAAGCGCTGCAGCAGGAATAAGTACCTCGTCAGCCCAGCGCAGCAGTTCTTCAGTTGTGACCTCTGCAGTGCTGACGTTATCCCGGCGAGGCTGAAAGATAATCATGCGAACAGTATTGATGTCATATAGAGACTCAAAGAGATTGAGAGCGCCCAGCGCATACATACGCATCTGGCTGTTATTCTCCGCTTCAACGAGGACACCAAGCCCGTATTTGAAGTCAATTACAGTCATAACGCCGTCTGCGACAACAATACAGTCTGCCGTTCCGAAACTCTCAGCTACCCAACGAGTAAAGTCAAGGCGCTGTTCGACCAGAACCAGCGGATCAGCGCAGGTTTCCTTTGCCGCCTGAACCTGCTCCATGACGAATTCGCAGTAAGCATCGGTACATTCCGCCATTTCCTCATCGAAATACTCCAGCTCATCAGTAGGATCGCGCACCTTGAAGCCAAGTGCCTTCTTGACCTTGTACTCACAGAGAGCGTGTGCGTCTGTGCCTTGCTGAGCATAGCTGCTGCCAGTGTCACCGACAGCGTTTTCCTTTGCAGATGGTGGACAGTTAATCCACCTTTCGCTGCTGGAAGGCGATAAAAGTGCATGACCACTCATATCAATCCCTCCGCTTCTGCAAGCACCGCAGCGTAGTCGGACTCGGCAATATCCGAGAGCTTGTCTGCTCCGTACTTTGAAATCAAATCTTTGACCTCTGCTGTATGCCCGCTGCGGCTGATCTCGGACAGACGGCTGCGAAGCTGCACGAAGGTAACAGTCGGTTCTTCATTCTTCAGTGCGGGCTGTTCCTTCGGTGCTTCCGCTACCTGCGGCTCGTCCTTTTCGGGATCATAGATTTCCTCGAAGGTGTTGATATAACCTTCAGTGGTCTGTGCCGTGTACTCCTGCAGCGCAGCAGTAAGGGCAGCAAGCGCGTTGATGATTTTCATCATGGGTTCCATACTTCTTTTCCTCCTTTGCCAGATTTGTCGCCAGTCTCTTTGCCACCACGCTGATTGCCAGCAAGGTGTCGATCATTTCTTTTGTGTTGCTGTTCATGGTTTCTCACCTCCTCAAAAGCAATAGGACACTTTTTCGGATTTTAGCAAAGGTCGTCCAAAACTTTTTTGAGATTTTTCAGAATCTGTCTTTTACGATAGCTAACTGTGGTCTGCTTCATGCCGACAGCCTGCGCAATCTCGGTCTCTGTTGCTCCTTCGCTGAACATGGTGATGATTGTCCGGTTCTCCACCGACAGTTCTCCGATATGCTCCCAGAGAGCATCCAGCAGCATGGCATCCTCCACAATATCCGCAGCGCTGGGGGTGTATGTAGCTGAATCCGGCTGACGGTGAACTCCGTCCTGTACGCTGCGGAAGCCGCCGCTTTCCTCCATCGTATCAAGGGAAAGTGGCGTACCAGTCTTGGTATACGGACAGGCGGCACAGTTGCCGTCGCAGCGCACCAGCTTTCCGTTCTCATTGCTGACGGCACACTTGCTGCTGCGTTTCAGTGCCTTCTCTTCCCTCCAGATCGGACGCATAAGCTCCCGGTAGAGCATCTCGTCCTCGATCTCCACGAAATAGACCGGTGTGCGCTTGCCTTCAAGCATGATGTAGGTAATCTCGCTGGGATCGATGCCGACCTGCGCAGCATACTCCCTGTCCATCTCGATTGGAACTCTAAACTTCTTGTCATTGGTTGTCATTGTTTTTCCTTTCCGCCGGATGCAGAAAGGACACAGGAGTATAAAAAAACAGGAACCGACGAGATGCCAGCTCCTGTGTAACCGAAAAATAGGTACAGCAAAGCAAGGCTATCTCGATACCGGATCACCAGCATTGCTGGTGTCCTGTATGAAATATCCCTATGCCCTGAGCTGTACACACTCCGGCTTTAAAAATATTTATTTGACCGCCACCCGGCGGGGCATTGAATTGTTCTGTAGCTCAATTCTAACTTGTTTCAGAGGAAAAATACATGGATTTGACTTGTACGAGACTTGTATTTCACTTGTACGAATAAAAACGTTTGGTTCACCTTCGATTTCTCAAAGTTTTTTGTTGAAAATGCAAATTTCGTCTTGAAAAATGTGGAGGTTTATGTTATAATAGAGTATGAACTTTATTGTTGAGCAGCCTGTCA